CCTGCTCAGTGACTGCTCGACGTTGGTTCTCTTCGTTCTGTTGCGCCTGACGAATCTGCTCCTGACCAATAGCCTTGTTCTGCGCTTCGGCATTGAGTTCTGCCTGCTTTGCAGCGGTTCTTGATGCATCATAAGACATATATGCACCAGCGACTTGGATTCCGGTTGCAATGGCTAATCCAATCTCAACCCCTGTATTGCATGGAGGAGTTCTTAACCACCCAAAGTTTGAGCAATTTAGCGGGAAGAAATCAAGGCAGTCTTGGTGTGATTTCATAGGTAATCTGTGTGCTGGTGGTTTTTGATACATGCCAACCGTCACTCTTGGCAAAGCGAGCCAGAGGAGTTTTGCAATGTGTTCTGACGAATTGATAATTCATGGGAATGCCTTCGCAATTCACAAGATTCTCCAAGAATGATTTGATGGTTGACCACATGATTTGCCATGCGGCTTTGGAAGTTTTGATGCTGCTATTGGGTCGAGTGATGAAGTTATCGACCATTGCAATTGGAACGTCGAACACGAGGTAAACCCACGAAACGGCACATGGTTCACCGGCATCATCTGTGACAATGAATCCATTTTTGCTAAGGAACGCAGGATGGAAGGCTATATCCCGCGCTTTTGCCCAGGAGGCGACCAAATCAAAGTCATCTGATGTGTATGCTCTGATGTTCATATTATCTTCCAGCCCCCGATGTGCCGTCGATCTCGACATCCAGTATCATGCCGGTGAGATTAAATGGCAGAGGATGCTTCGATGCGATCACGATATCCAAGCAGTTTCCCCAGTCGTGGTTCACAGCGTCAGGCAATGTCTGACCGGTGACATAACCAGTGGTGGTCGCAGTGAGTGATGGTGATACTGGGAACGCATCGATGTTGTCGATATTGATGCGAGTGCTGTAGGTGTAGTCTGCACCTGACAATCTATTCCAGACCTGACCGTAGAATGAGCGAAACAGTCGGAATGCTGCACGAGCCACTCTCCATCTCCTCATCTGAGCGGTGCCGTCACGAAGCTGGATCTCGACTCTGTTCGGAATGATGTATGCAACATAAGGAAGACCGACATTCATTGGTGCTGCCACAGAAGACAGAGCAAACGTCACTGTACTTGCGCCGGCGGTAGCTTCGATTGGTGCTCCGGTAGTAGTCACTGACGATGTGCCGAGAATGAGTGATCGGCTCGTTAGATTGGCATTGCCTGACACAGTGAACACCGATGTGGTTGTCCCTGTCGGAGTCAGTATGCTGTAGCAATCGCAAAAGAACCCTGCTTTGCCGGTCGAATGTTGCGTGTCTGATGCTGATTGATAGTTCACATCTGATGAAGTAACTGCGGCAATCATGATGGCACCATCAATGGACTCAAGATTGATGGTTCCGCTTTTGCGGTTTGTCAGGAAGATGAGCGAATCTGCTGCGGTCGATGAGGAATAAAGCGTGCAAAGGGACAGAATCTTATCTCCGGTAAATGTCCGGTGCGAATGCCAGGCTGTGACCGAGTTCTCACGATCATAGGTGAATCCACTCCATGAACCATCAGCATGCACGAGCCAAACAATCGGGTCAGGTGACTGCGAGTACGTTATGTATTCAACTGTCGATCTACTTGGGATGTGCTCCGCGAGCAGCATCATGTCTGGCGCAGAGTAACCATCCTTCTCAAAGACGTAGGCAAACTCACGCAAACGGTCGTCTCTCGTCAACCACAGCAGGGAGTCGCCCGAAAGAACAGGCTGATGGTGCGACGAGCCATATCGACTCCACCTGCGAAGTCTAATGTTCGCCGGCGTTAAGGCCGAATCGGTGTCGCCGGTGTCCAACGTCCACTCCTCGCCACTCGTGCCGATGACCATCGTGCGCTTGAATGATGCCAACCACTGGATCTCATTCGCTTGAGTCGCCGCAAGCGTCATGTCAATCGCACTCGTGTCGAGAGCACCGGTCAGGAATGTGTAGAAGTCATCAGTCTGGCTCCCCCAAATGCGTGTTGGCTCAGTTGTCGTCGATGCAAAGAACAACCGCTGATCGTGGAATGCCAATGTGCGAGGATACCCACGAGATACAGAGAATGCTGCCTTCTGCCAGATGGCGAAATCGCTTCCAAGGACTTCGTTCGGAATCAATGAATTCACCGCGAGTTGTGGAACTCCGATAAATTGATATGGCGTTGATGCTGAATAGGTGTTGAGAAGAAACGGTATCTTCAAGATGCCATTCACCGGCTCAAGAGTCATCGTTGCTCCGGTTGCCACAACTCCTGGACGTATTGTTGTCGCTCGATACCATCCTCCAGTATTTGGAGCGGCACCAGAATACGATATTGTCCCTTCATTGAGATCATTGACATACCACTCTCTCAAGGTGGTGTAATTAACCTGATCAAGCGATTCCTCTATGTGAACAGTCGTTTTAATTGGAGCACCACCAGTTACCCATGTGGTTCGAAAGATGAATTCATTCTGAATAAATATAGGTGAACTTGTGATTGTTATCGTAGCGGCACCAGTTCCCATCACCTCATTAGCAAACCTCTTTGTTGAGCTTGGCGAAAGTAACCAGTTTGCGCCAATTTCATCAGCACTGAATGTTGTGCTCAAACTACTAATCAGCCTGTAATTAGTAATCTGGAGTCCGCTGCTTTTGTAGTTTACGCGAACCCATGCAGGAGTTGCCCCATCAGGAGCATTTGCCGCAGTTGCAGCACCGGCCGTGATGCACACATAGTTGCTTGCTTGGTATTCAGCGATTTGGCCGAAGGCATAGGTGGCACCTACGTTCCAAGATGAACTGTATGTTGCTTCCGTCCAGTCAGCGGTCTTGAATATGTTAGCAGTTGATGTTGTCGCTGATTCATAGACAAAAGTGCGGATGTAAGATGAATTGGTTGTGACGTAAAACGCTCCAGTTGCAGCGGTGTATGCGGAAGGCAGTGTGCTTGTTCCATCAAGCAAAAATGTGGTTGCCGTAACGCCGCTGATTGTGAATGTTCCGTTCGCATTTGTCGCTCCACCAACGCCATAAATTGTGACTGTGTCACCATTGCTCAATCCATGTGCATTGGCAGTGATCTTAATCTTTCCTGAATCAATAACTGCTCCTGTGATTGCCTGCGTGAATGGCAGCGTGACGATGTTCCCTTTGGTGTATGTTGAACTCGTGTTCCAGTCGTCTGCATTATACAGCAGGCGCATCGTCGTCGCATCCTTCGGCGCATCGAGCACAGGCGCAAAATCAAATGGCACATCGACGAATGTCCACGTCCCGTCGCTATTCCTCGTCAAACGCTTTGGATGCTTGGTCGAGCAGGTGAAGAACATCACGTCATTCAATTGGACGTAGTGCAACAATGGAATCTCTGTGGACGTGTAGTCGGTCGTGACGGTAGTCACCGAGGTGAATGCGCCGGAGGCGTAGGAATACACCACGATTGAGTCTACTTTGAAGGCAAGCACAAAGTTTACGTCAGTGCTGCGGCGGAACGGGATGACTCGCACGATTCCAGAATCAGTAATGCCGAATTTGGTGCCAGGTCGTTTGAACGCTCCGCCGTAGGAGCGCACCATGAAGTTTTCCACCATGCGACATCCTGTTGCATACTTTTCAGAATCGGTTCTGCCATCCATGATCGGTGACATTTCGCCACCGTTGAAGACCGCCTTGATCGTTTGGAACTGTGAACTCATAGTGAATAGCCTCCGCGTGAGAGGACAACCTGAGAATCATCAAAAGGAGTGATACGTCGACCCTTTCCTTCATTGGCATCTCGTGACTTCACCGGTGGCGCTGCTGCCTTCGTAAAAAACTGATGAAGCTCGGTTGCTCGACCACTGCTTCCGGCTGTGTCAGAAGCGATATATGAGGCGAGCAGATAGCTGAATGCCGTCACAAAATCAGCGGGATAGCTTGGAATCGTCGTGATACGTTGGATGTATTTCAGATTGATCGTTTCGTCGTCGCAAAGAATCACTCCTTTTTCGAGCAGGAAGTCTGAGCCATCGTCTTCATTCTGCCCACCGTCAGCATTGATCGACAACGGTCGAAGGCAGTCGGCTGGCGGCGTGTGCTGGAAGTCATAGGCGAACTGAGGAATGCCGACAACGCTGCCTGTCGAATTTGTGTAAGTGCCGGCAAAGACCGAGTCGTCCAAAGTGAAATGGTTTCCATCGACGGTGACATACCACTGACCATTTGCAGCGGTAACGCCTTGCACGTCCTTCACATAAACACGATCTCCTGTGGCATAACCATGCCCAGGATGAGTGATCTTAATCAACCCGCCTTCATTAGTCACGGCAGCGCCTGTGAGAGTGTGATAGGTAACGGTCTGTCTCTTTCGTGCCGTTGCAAAGTTCCACGGATGCATTCGCAGTGTCTCATCGAGCGCGGTGTAGACAGGCACAGTTTCTTCAGGATTCCACCATTTACGGAGGCTCACAGCCTGCTGTGTGCTGTCAGTTTTTAGTGCCATCAGTGCTCGTCCACCCAGGTGGGCAATTGCCAGATTCGCGATCTCGGTTGCTGTTGCTGCCATAGTAGTGGGATAATACACAAAAAGCGGAGAAGTGCAACAGCACCGCTCCGCTCTTTGGTCGGTTTTGGATTAGTTCCAGTCGATGTATGCAACGTCGAAGTAGAGCACAACAGAGGGTGTGACCGTATTAGCAGAGGCAATGGTCACGATGACTGGGCTATTGGTGGTGGTGACAGTTGGTGCAAGGTCACCAACGGTTCCTGCAACGGTGGATCCGAATCGGATCGTTCCGCCACTGGTCACCACAATGCCGTCAGCGTAGAGGTCAGCGTTGGTTGAAGTTCCGATGTCGAGTGTCAGCGCGGTGCCAGTAGCAATCGAGGATACAGCCGAACTGCCACGAACAAGAGATGCACCTTTGGGGAGATAGCACAAATTGAAGGTATCGTTCGCAGTCTCGCTGCCAGTGGTGGTGTAGGTGGCGCGGATGAACTTGAGAGTTCCACCGGTGGTTCCAGTCCGGTTAGGACGTTCGGATCCATCGAGCAGAGCAGTAGCTTGATTCGTGAAGAGTGTGGTATCGGTGAGTGCGGCCATATTGGTATTTGATTGAGTTGTTGGACTTTATCGATTTGGTGAATTGTTAAGAAAGGGGCGGTTGTTACACCGCCCCAATCAGTTCAGATGTTACGGGGACTCATCGCAATAGATACGAACAACCTTCTCATTCTCAGTGCGGACGGCACCAAGCATCATGGTCGAGCGAATCTGAAGCGCATGCCGGCGGGTAGGCAGAATGTCCATCTGCACCTTGCGGTCGGACATGGCGAACTTGATTGCGCTCTTGTGGAAGGCAAACACGGAGCGGATGTCAGCAACCGAGGAAACGGTGGCATTGATGAGACGCTGCGAGGACAGGAACTTGAAACCGAGGAAGGTGTCGACCTGACCACTCACAAGTGCCTTGATGCTGTTGAAGTCTTCGCTGGTGACTTCCGTAGTGCGAAGAAGGTCTTGCACCTGTTGAGCACCACAGACGAGCATACGGTCAGAGTTTGGCACTTCAGCCAAATCCATCAGGTATTTGGCTCGACGAAGTTTGCCAATGGTCAGACCGCTCTGCGCGGCGGATCCGGTTTCAACATAGCTGGACGCGATGGAATAGCTGGAGTTGAAAGCATCCGAGGTCGTGCCGTCTTCGCCAATGTAGCGGGTAGCGTCAAAGGCATTGATGATCACGTCATCGATTGCACGGTTGAATGCCATCGCGTGAGACTGGACTTCGTCGCTCGTTGGGAGAACGATGGAACCGAGGAAGTGCTTGTCGAACTCATCGAAGACAGTGACTTTTTCCTTCGGACGCTGGGTGAGCCAGTATTTGGATCCGTCGAATTCACCGTCAGGCGTGTCACCTTTGCGAGTGAGAACGTCCTGAGCTTCGGAATCGTTGATGAGGTTGAACCATTTCTTCTTGCCGGTGAAATCGGCGCGAGTAACGGAATTGAGCAGGCGCGAATCCATCTGCTGGAGAGCCTGGGAGAAAGAGCGTTCGAACTCTGTTGGGTAGAATGTATCAATGGTAGCCATGATTTTGGTGTGATGAGGTGAGATGACCTGTCCGTTGTGGACAGTGTCGGAAGTCGTTGCTTCCAGTGCTCCTCGGTTGCCTTCGTTGAAGACCTCGTAGACCGGCTTTCAGCTTGTCCATTGCTGGGGCTGATTCAGGATATTCTCACAAATGAGAATCAAAGCAAGAACTTTTCTCATTTTTGAGAAAAAGGATCATTGCACATGAGCGGCACATAAGAATCAGGAGTTGTAGTGAAACACTGATTTAACTTGCAAGAAGCGACAAATGCTTCACCTTCAGGTCGAATTCAAATAGGTTTCCCTCTCTGAGAAAGAGTGATCCGACCCATTGGGGAAACCCGCCGAGGCCGACTTTTTCTCAGGAAGTCGGCCTTTTGCGTTCTGGGCATCTCCTGCCTGACATAGTTGGTAGCGTCCCTGAGTGGGCAACGTGGGCCAATGTTGGAGATTCGGCGCACGGTAGAAAGCAGATCAGCCGTGCAAAAGTCTTATCCGAAAGGATAGGCTGCCGCTTGAATCGTTTGACCCGTGTTTACTGAGACAGCCGAGCGGGAAGATTTAAGTGTGCGATGGTGTTCCTAATTCCCGACGAATGAGCAACTCACGCTAGCAGATTCCCAGCAATGGGACTGCTATGCTCCGATGAAACCATCAAACCCTCTGAATGAGTATGCAACGAAAAGGGCCAGGCCGATTAAGACCTGACCCCTGCTCATTCTGAGGACACTAGAGCTAGTGCAAAAACGCCGACACAACTCGGCACCTCAAATCTTATGCGGTCGCAGCACCGTGCAAACGCTGAAGCTGAGACAATGCAGCGGTTTGCTTCTCGATGCCATTCTTTCCTTGGTAATCGTCACTTTTGCGAATGCGATCAGCCTGCTCTTGGTAGGTAGCCGCGACATTGTCACCGCTGACCAGGCCGGAATCTTCGCGCAGGAACTTATCCACAGCCAGTGAGGCGCGAATGAATTCAGGATCCGATGCCAGTTTGCTGGTCTTGATGTCGATGCCGACTGCCAGTGCTCCACGAGCTGCACGCTGCCAGTTATTTGGAGCATCTGCGCCCCATTCAGTATTCAGCCCATCGATCACGCTCTGAATCTGTTGTGCCTGCAACTCAGCCGACTTGGTGACGATGCCACTCAAGTTATCATTGTTGAGGTCAATGAGTTTGTGCAGTGCTTCAGGTGGAATGCCATACTCTGCTGCAATTGCTGCGGCTTTGTTGGCAGTGTCAGCATTCCACTCAATGCCTTCAGGCAGGTTCTCTGGTGCCTTCAGACCGTAGTCTTCAGCTTTCTCAGGCGCACCGGTGATTTTCCTGACTTCAGCGCGATAAGCGGCGATCTGTTCAGGTGTTGCGTTGGCACCTGGGATCTTGATCTCGCGTTTCTCGCTGAATGCCTTTTCGAGCGACTGATATGATGCGCCGAGTTGATCAACCTTTGGCTCACCTTTGGCCTCATCCCAGAACTTGGCTGGAATGTAGTCAGGTCGAGTGACTGTTGATGGCGCAATGTCGGGAGTCGCCGGCGTTGGTGTGATCTGCGTTTCGAGCGCAGTCGTTTCTGTGGTCGTTGTTGTTGTGTCCATGATGTTATTTGACGTTGATTTCTTTCCACTGGTTGAATTCACTTGGCCCGTAAGTGTTGACGAACCGAAGCTGAAACTGCTGCTGATTCTCGTAGTAGTTACCGAATCCGCTAGTGTCCCAGCGTGATGGAGCAGGCTCTTGAACTGACAACGATTCGTTGTCGGTTGGTTCCTCGGTTGGTTCCTCAGGCCATGGCTTAGTAATGACCACTTTCAGGTTAGGGTTTGCCGCAATGTCTCGGATTTGTCCCAAGATGCGCCCGCTGATCTTCTCACCGGCGATGATTGTGTCATTGACGATGCGACCGATGAACTCGTCATCGCGCATCACTTTGTTGTCTTCTGTGATTGTGATCATGTTGTTATAGCTGTTCTGTTGGTTTCTCTGGTTTATCGTCGTAACGGGAAAGGTATGTGTCGAGTAGCCACCTGACGTGCGCTTTGCTGCCATCTGACAAGCCGGCTTTGATCGCATCAGCACCGTTGGACTGCGTGAAAACGGTCGAGAACACGCCGCCGCATGTCTGATTCATCCACCGGAACACGAGTTGAAAGTCCTCGTTAGAGAACAGGCGAATGACAGCACCTTCGATTGATGCTTTTTCGTCACCGGTGAGAGGTGAGAGCAGTTGTGTTATTGGTGTTTCCATTCAGTTGTTCACATCATTGCCTGGGCGACCTCTTTGGCTTTATCCACGCCTCCGATATCCTTTACGGCACCTGCCATCTGTTGCGCCATTGCCATCTGTTGCTGAGCCTGCATTGCCTGAGCGCGGCCTTGACGAATTGCATCGACCTCCTCTTGAGGACGCAGGAAGGAAGGATCCACGCCGGCAAGCCTTGAGCTTTCACGAATGAACCATGACGGGTTGATTTCATCGATGATCTCAGGAAACACTGGAGCAAGTGATGCGATCTTCTGAACCATCGTGTCAGCAGCACGCAGCGACAGTCCACGCAGAGCGAGTGCCAGCCGATTTGTCATCGTGATCACAGGATTCGGCACCTGGACAAGATTCGGCCCGATCTGTTGCACAGCTTCAGCAGGAGGAGGAGGAAGCATTCCATTCTCAGCCCACGATTCAAATAAGCGAATCATCATTGGCTGGATCGTATCGGTCGTGTCGCGATCAAACGCAGGGCTGATGGCATCCAGCTTCTCACCGGCAAGTTGGTTTGCTTCAAATGCCGTCATTTCACGATTGTTCGCAGCGTTCATGCTAAACATTTGGAACATGTCGAGATGGCATCGCCGGCGGATCATGTCCTGGCGCATTTTGACGCGCTCCATTGCCATCGACCAGTCGCCACTGACTGGCAGCGGATAGATGGAATCAGGATTCAAGCCTGCGCCATAGTAGTTCATGGCTCGTGCGGATGTCTTCAGCGTGCCTTCAAACGTGTCTGGCACCATCATTGGCGGGAACACTGACTTCTCAGCGTAAACATCCATCATCTTCTGCATGAAATTCAACTGACGTGACTCAGGCAGAATCGAGAATCCTGGGCCGTATCCCCAAACGTCACCAACGTCGAGAGCATCCCACTTCAGGAACCGTCCAACGTGGAACGGGAATGAGTCAAAGCCACCTTCCTGAACGATTTTTTGACTATCCTTTTCGACATAAGCAGAGACGAACGCTTTCTTCATGCCTGCTGCCATTCCGAGATCATTCCCGCGCTCACTGACTGGTCGAGGTTCGACGATATGAATGAAGGTGAACTTCTTGTCGGAGTTGTTGTCGCATGCCTCCCTGACTGCTAGTGGCAATTCATCTTTTCCGAACTTAGCTTCAGCCTGTCGAGCAGTCAGATCGAACTCACGCATGACGCAGTTCGCCATGCCGTTGTGATCAGTGTCGAAGACATACGAGCCGATCTTGATCTTCTCAAACCGAGTCTGGTTGTCGGGCGTGACCTGCGAGAACAAGCAGGATGTTCCAAAGCCCCAAAGGTCAAAGAGCGACTCGTGCCGCTCAGCGTAAAAATTGCTGTTTGCGATGTATTCGGACGCGAGCATCGAGCACTCACGCAGCCAGTTCTTGACGGCATCGTTATCGCGGAACTTGAGGATCGGCGTGAACTCCATCCACGGCTGCGTTTTGTCGGTCGTCCATGACATGTAACCGGCAACTGCACGCTCGATGGCATCCATGCCGGTGATGTCGTAGAGTCGAGCATCACGTTGATTCGCAGGCGTGTAGTCTTTCTGTGTAACGCCAGCCTTTCGAGTAAAGATGTGCTCCGCAATCTCCTGCCAGGAAGTGTCCCAAATAGCACGAGCATCTCTCAGCGAGTTGTAACGCTTGAGCCACCTAGCAGTGCGATCATTGCCCTCGATGTAGTCGCTCATGTGGTCAGTATTTAGCCTTCATGGTCTTCACAGGCGCCACCGGCATAACCGGATTAGGTTGCATCGCAGGAGGAGCGACAGCGCCGAGTCCAGCAGCGGATCCGAGTGCAGTCTGAGCACCAAGAGCGTTGGGTGATCGGGTAGATGCCAGACCTTTGCGACGACCAGCAGCGATCAATGCCTGCTCACCTTGAGCCGCATCAGCGCGAACAGGTGCCGCCGCAGCAGGTGGTGACGGTGGTGCTTTAGCTTTGCCGCCCATGAATGCCTCCTTTGTGGTTTCTCATTTTTGATAATCATCTCAAAAGTGAGAAAGCGCAAGGCATTTCACATTCCCAGCCGAATTCTGAGCCGCTGATAGTCCAGCCAGTAGACGTGACCTTCGTTCTCTCGACAGTATCCAATCCACTTTCGACCGGTCGGATTTGGGTCAAGACGAGCCAGTTCAGCTAGATTCCCGACTGCCAGCACAACGAAATAAGCCAGATCTTGCCGCGACTCACCGAACTCACGATAGACATCATTGGCGATGATGAATGACTCGCTGTTGCTGTAAATGTAACCGCAATGTAACGCATCAGTAACGAGTTCCTCAAAGCACATTCCAAGGTCAGCGGCGACCTTTCGTGCGTAATCCGCCGGTGATGGGTCAGTTGGTGTCTTGCACATCGCTGCGTCTACGGTTTGAGGTTGCCTGTCCTGGGCCGGCGTGAATCAGCCCCATCTTGTCAGCTTCAGCCATTGTCCTGATGCCATCAGCAACGTGTGAAGCCCAAGTATGCAGCGGCACATTACGGACGATGCCTGACGATGTATCTGATGCCATCTCGTATGCCTTGATCCCTTTGACCCCAGTCTCACAGGCAGGCAGTCGCCACTCAAAGCTGGGCATCAGTTCGCGGACGTAGCCAATACCCTGCCAATAATCGGGGATCACCGGCACAACGACCATCGACCGGAACCCAGCAGCAGCAGCATCAGACTCAAAAGTGAACCCATTGCGCTGCGTTTGCCTTGCATCGTGCGGAAGGTAGTGCCGGCCATAGTTGTAGCCTTTCGCGCTCATGTGGGCAAACCGCTCGATGATGGTCAGATCAAGCCCAATGTCGCAATCAATCCATCTCCACCGGCCAAACGCCAGCCTCTGACCATACCAGACCACTGTGTTGCGCGGCCCACCCAAGTCCCAGAATGTATGCACCGGCGACCTACCGTCGATTGGGAACTCACCAATGCGCTGCTCTGCCAGTGCCTTGCTCATCTCGCGACCGTAGATGGCATTCTCGTTGCTGACCGAGAAGTCACAATAGAACTCCTGTCTGATGAGTGCCTCGCTCATGCCTGACTTGCGCTCCTCATCGATCTGCTCAAGCGAAATGGCACCGGTGTCCTCGACCGTCATGACCTGTGTCGACCATGCCGGATTTGCCTTGTTACACTTGAGCATGTCGTAGAAATGATTCTCGCCCCTCGGTGTGCCGTTGAACCAGGCAAAGCCACCGTTCTCAGCTAGAATTGGTCGAGTGTAGTCCCATGCGAGCGGGTTCTGGTTTTGATACTCCGAGAACACAACGCCGTAGTAGTTACCGCCCACCACGTCGAGATTGTCAGTGCCGAGAATTTGGATTGTCGAACCATTGATCAGTTCGATCCGCATGTCAGTCTGGTTCGGTGGTTTAGCGAGCAGTTCTTTCGGGATGTGATCGATCACGCGCATGCCATTTGTGACGTCGACATTGAGCCACAACGCCTTTTTGCCCAGCGCAGCGGTCGGGAAGTAGTATGCGTAGTTCGCGCTCTTCTCAGCCGCTTTGCAGATCAATTTATTAAAGCACAGTTTGTCCTTTCCTGCTCGCCGGTGGAGCACCATCATCACGCGATTCTTCTCGTCCATCTCACGCCATAACGGCAATTGATACGGCCTGGGTTTGAACCGGTGAGGAAGGTTGATTTCGATGGTGCGTGCCACTCTGTTATTGCTTTGTGATCGTGATCTTCACTTCACCGGTGACATCGGACTTGTCAGGCTCATTCCACCCATGCATGCGACCGAGCAGTTCAGCCGCACGCAGTTGTTGAGGATTCGCCTCAATGTGTCCATCGACAACATCCCAGATGAATTTCACGAGTTCTTCCTTTTTACGCTCGCTCTTTTGTGCAGATATTTGCTTAATCTCATTGATGCGTTCCTTCATGCCATGAACTGCCATGTATTCATCAGCATGCACATTTGCATCCTTTGTCTTCCCAGTAGCCTGTCTCCATGCTTCGGACGCATTACCGCAAATGCAGTAATTCTGGGCAAACATCTCATGTTTTATGTTTTTCAGTGCTGGCATAATTCAAATAGTAACTGTCGAAGCGTTACATTTCAACCTCAGGTTTGGCGAGCACCCACCGCTTGAGTGTCGATTTCGTCTTGCCGAACGGAACGCCGGCATCGATTTCTTTGCCGATTTCATCGCGGAAGATTTCAGAGAATGCTTTGTTGGTTTCAAACGCTTCGCGACCGGTCATCGTTTTCTCTTCATTGAGATCTTGCTGGTTTGCGACGAGTTTGTAGCAGTGGACGGCATTGAGATAATCGACTGCTTTTTTGTTGTGCTTTTTTCTGAGCACCTTGGATCTGAGATTATCGCCAATGATTTTATCGGCTTGTCGGATTGCTGTGAAGTATGGGTTAATCGTTCTCATGTTGTGTTATTCCTGAATCTCTTTGAAGGTAAATGTCGCGCCAGAGAACGCAAGAGGCAACTGCCAGTGCCGTGATCCGCCTCGGTTTTTATCGCACCACAGGTTTCTGAGTGCATCATCGGTGCCGCCATCTTGTTTCTCGACCTTGCTGATGATGAATACACCGTCAGCATCCTGGCCGATTGCTCGTGATTCGCGCAGTTTGCCGGCATCGTTGAGTTGGCTTGCCGTGAGAATGTGCGTTCCAGTGCGTTTTGCCACCTGCTTCATCCTGCGCGAGATGCGTGCAATGATCTCTTCACGGGTTGCTCCCTTCCTGCCTTCATCCTCCATGAGTTGCAAGTAATCGACGACAGCAATGTCGTATCCTCCATGCTCGATGTCTGACAGGATATCGGAAGCACTTGCTGTGTCGGTATTGACCAGATCACAGCCCATCGTGGATAGTTGCCGAATCGACCGTGAAAGCATTTCCTGCTGTCCTCGGCTCATTAGACCGCTGTAGAGCGCACCGTTATCGACTCCGCTGTCTTCACACAGGAGACGCATTGTCTGCTCCGTGGTGGGCATTTCTAGCGAATACCAGGCCACTCTGGCACCGGCGACTAGTGCGTTCCGAGCGCAGTTCTGCATGATTGCGCTTTTTCCGTCAGATGGCAGGCCGGCGAAGACGGTAACCCTACCTTTCTGCAATCCACCGCATTTTTGGTCGAGCATCGGGAAACCGGTCGTCCACCCAGGTATTGCGCCGCCCCTTTTCATTCGCTCCTCAATTTCGTCCATCGTTTGGCTGATCGCGTCCTTGATCGTTATGCGTGACAGTTTGCGAACCACCACATTGTCGACTGCATCCAATGCTGCCTGTGCCCTTTCGATGGCGTTAGCTATGGGCAATGACTCATCGGCGAATGCGGCAAGTGCTGCCTGGTGTGCTTCAATGTTGCGTCTTGCGAGGTATTTGTCCTCAACGACTCGTTTGTATTCGAGATAATGCGACGGAGATGGGACAAAGCAGAACAGTTCTGAGATGTAAGCGGCACCACCAACTGACTCCAATTCACCTCTGTTGCGAAAGTGCTGGGTGAGCAGAGGCGCATCGATTGGGGATCCTGAGTCATAGAGTGCCACAAGTCCGCTGAAAACCTTCCTGTGGACATCTGAATGGAATGCAGAGGCATTGAGTGTATTTCGAGCATTGCCAATGCGTTCGACAGGATCCTGAAGGAAACACGAGAGAAGCGAACTTTCAGCTTCATTGGAAAAAGGAAGGGTCAGAGACATGAAGGTGGTTGGAATTTAGGTTTAAGATTGAGTGGTAGTTCGCATTTCGATAACCAGTTTTGGAAAAAGCGTCGAGTGTTTTGTCGGCTATTCTTTTGGCACCATTGATGTGCTCGTTGAAATTCTGCTGTGATATCGATTCCGGTGTAGTCTGGATTGGTTTTGAGTTGAGTCATCCACTCCTCATCTGGTATTTCATTCCTGACCTTCTTCTTAGAGTTCGAAGAACTCTTAATTGGTAACGGAGACGGAGACGGAGACGGAGAGCTATCGTTTGCCATACCTTCTGCTAATGGCAAAACGATGGGTGTGCTATGGTTGTGCCATCGTTTTTCTGCTCCAGCTTTTCCAGCTTTTGCCTTCTCGATTTTGTATTCTTCCTGTTTAGTTCGTTCATTCTCAAGCCTTTTGTTCATTCCGTCAGGGAACTTCTGTAACACATCAAGCGTTACATTTGTGCCGGCGATGCGATTCAATTTGTTTCGGTCACTGGGAATTTTTCCCTTTGACCACTGATAGCAAATCAAGCGAATATATGCTCCAACCTCCTTCGCTGAAAGATCACAAGTGCCGCCGATAAAGTCATCTGGGTAGAACTGGAATGCTGGTGGTTTCATGATTCTAAGAATGCTTTGATGAACTCTGCCGCGACTTGCGGCACAATTGCATTGCCGTAGCCTTTGAGGAGTATGGTTCGACCTAACTGCTTTTTGACGAGCGGGAACGGGTTGATTGCCGCTTCGATTTGCTCTTCAGTTGCACCAGCGTCCCGCACAGAGTCCACGAGAGTGGGAATCCCATCAGCCAGCCGGCGTGATTGGCATTCAATGCGCCTCGATTTTCCGTCTCGGCATGGGATGATGGCGTATTGATCCCAAAAACCTGTCGGCCCAGTTGATCGTTCCGATCTCTCTCCTCTGTGCAATTCCATTTCTGTGGGTCTGTGCTGTCCTTGTAGTCCCTGCTCGATGGGGTTGACCATCCCGCTGGGTCGATCAGCCTCACCTGTGATCCCAGCATCTCTTGCATCTTCGTCCCATGATTCCCTGCTGCATCCTCGTTTGCTGATGGAGTTAGCCAGCCCGATAGTTGCACCATCTGGCTCAATGGAACTCCTGTGTCCTGAGGTCTGGGTGGTGTTGATCCTCGGCTGTGATCCTGTGCCATCGGAGTCGGCCATCCTGCTAATTGCGCTGACCTTGCTAAACTTTGAAACGCTCCCGATTCCCTCGTCACGTTGCTGGAATCGTCCACTGTCGGAGTCGGCCATCCAGTAAAGTCGTTGCCTGATGTGCGGTGCGCTGACGCTGTGTGCGCCAAATACTGTCGCCCCGCAGGCGTAACCTTCCGACTCCAGGTCTGACGATATTCCATCGAGCCAACCTTTCCCAATTGCGCTTGCAACCTGCTCGCCAAAGACATGCTCAGGGCGGCACTGACGGATGAGATTGAAGAACACGGGCCAGAGATGTCGTTCGTCTGCTTGAGCGAGTCCTTTTCCTGCTGCGCTGAATGGCTGGCATGGACAAGAACCTGTCCAGACTGGTCGATCTGCGGGCCATCCTGCGAGTTGGAGAGCAAGACTCCATCCACCGATGCCTGCAAAGAAGTGACACTGGGTATATTGGCGCAACTCGTTGGGTTGCACTTCGGTAATTGATCGCTCGTCCACATCTCCATTTGGAATAAGTCCGGCGTTGATGAGTTCGCGCAACCAGGCTGCGGCTTTTGTGTCGTGTTCATTGTAGTAGTTCATGTTGTGTTGTGTTATTTTTGAACGTGCGCTGCACCGAACGCTGAGCGTTGGTGAGCTATTTGTTAGCCAGAATACAGGCCGCGTCGTGCGGTATGCCATTGTCGAGCATCCCTGCGCCAGACTCAGATTGGCAGTATGAGCAGATTCGGAAGTTGCTTCCCTCTACTCCATACGAGTCGATTTCCTGCGTGTTGATCTCAAGTTCTTCCTTTAGTTTGCAGTTCTCCCGTTCGAGTTTTGCGGCCAGTTTGTAGAGTTCTTCCTTCGCGTTCGGGCCGTTTGCAGCGGCGTCTGATTGTGGGCATGTGGTCATAAGTTATTTCCAAAGATTGAGGGTTAGGCCGAAGGCTTCGGCACGTTGGGCTGCGGTTGCGTGCAGTATTGATGTATCTTTTAATACTTCCGAAAGAAAGCTCCAATAGCTTAACCATTGCTCAGTCGTCAGCGCCTTCTCAGCCTCGTGCATCGCGTTGAGGTCGGGGGTGTAGCGGAGTCCAGCGCGCCCTGTTTTTGGCTGCGCTCCGCGTTCTGTGAAAGCGCAGCGAGCACTATGCCGCGAGCAACTGTCACGTTGTCCATCATCGCGCCGTGACCAACATCCTCGATCAATGCAAGACATTCGTCAGCGGCTTCAAGGGCCTCCCTTTGCACATTTAGTCGGATTTCCAACTTGCGGCAAAAGTCCGAGTCAGCCTTTACGTTCGGCGGAAGAATTGCGGTCAGCACAGCCCTGATGGTGCGGATTTCCTGCGAGGTCAGTTCTCCGCAACGGAGCCTCAACCCCTCATCGCTCTGATCCCGCCAGTCGATCACGCGGCGTTGCGTCTGCATAGCTTCCGCCATCAGTGCCTCGCGACAGTCGCAGGCAAAGTGGTGTGTCACACAACCCTCAACAAGATCGTGAGTGGGAAGAAGCTCCAATGCCTCTAGAAGCTCGGCATTCTCGCGCTCAAGATCACTGATCCTGTCCTCATAATTCTGCTCTTTGATCTCCTGTGCCTTTTCAGGGTTGCATCTCTCGCATCCGTCTCCGACGAGTCGAATCGCCAAGGGACACTGGCATACCTCACTCTTTGCCTTCGCGGCATTAAGCTCGCGTTCAAGTTGGCGGGCGAAGTCTGGAGCGATGCAAGGATCACCTTCTTTACAGGTGATGCTTTCGTTTGCATCTGTTCGTGGTGTTGGTGGCGGATGTGGAAACCATGAGTGCGATGTCAGCTTCACGTTTTTCTCCAATTCCTCAATCTTCGCGCCCATAACTATGATTTCCTCGCGCAGTGGTTTTTCAACCGCATCACGCACGGCTTGCGCGAATGCTTGGCGGGCGGGTTCGTCGGCAACCCATGATTGTGCTTGTTTTGATACGCTCAGGTATTTGTGCTTTGTGTCACTAGCAAATGCTGCGACTGCCCCAATGTCTGCCAGTTCTTTAAGTGTGCGTGTCATTGTGTAGGTGCCTTATATTTTGAGAGTTTAGTGACCTTCAGTGGATATCCGAGATCAATCGCCCATTTACGCATGTCGTCGATATTGTATCCAACTCGACGTTCTGCTTTTGATCCTGGATATCCTGCCAGCAAGATTGCGTTTGCACGCTTCAAGATTCGCAGTTTGTCATCGTTTGTTAGTGCAGCATGCAGAGCATACTTCCTTCGACCTGCTTCGGTTCGTTCTGTTGTGTTCATTGTTTTTATTTCAAGGATAATATCAGAAGGGCATGTCGTCTGTCGAATCAATTTCAGTCTCAATTTCAGGCTTTTGATAAACGATCTTGCGTGACGGCAATTGATCTGATCGCTCTGGCATTGCTGGTTGAGCGGATCTTGCTTTGTCATTTGGCAGCAAGGTGAACTGGGTGACAACGAAGATGAGTTTGCGCTTTTCCTCACCGGTTGTCTTATCGTTCCACTTGTCCTCATCAAGCCTGGTTTCGAGAGCAATGACGTGACCTTTCTTCACAAAGTTAGCAAAAGTCTCAGCCGGCTTTTTCCAGATTTTGAAATCCAGAAACACGGTTTTCTTTTTGTCACCGAATCCAATGTCGAGTGCTCCGCTGAATTGAGCAACTGCTGACCCATCAGGAGTGTAACGGATGTCAGGATCACGAGTTAGGCGGACGATAAATTGTTGTGCGTTCATTTGGTTATTTCTTTTTAGGGTTGGTTGACTCTGACGTTGATGCTGCGTTCCACAATTTAGTGACGACATCTGGCGGAATGCAATGCGTTGAGCTACCACACAGCCAGTTGACGATTCGCGCCATTGGGATTTTAGATTTCTCCGAAAGTCGTTTGAGAGTGACCGCATTGCGGATCATCTCTGATCTAATTAGTTTGGAAAGATCACGAGACAAATTGTCTGCTTTGATTGTTTGCTGAGACGCAATAACTCGTGATTGAGCGAGTGCTTTTCTCATGGGCTGGATACTATTCATTTTCTTTTGTGATCGTAATTTCGATGCGTGGATTGATTGAGTCTTTTGCGAAGACCGGACGCTCAGGCCAGAGTGCTCTGTCGTTGACGATAATGCCGGCATCAGCAATCCCATCTTCAGCAGCTTTCAGTGATGCCATGAAATTCGATGGATCAGGGAATGCTTTTGTCTTGAAAAATGCTTTGGCGTTGAGCTTTGCTTTTTTCCATTTTGGTTGCTGTTCATTTTTGAGAGCACAGAGCGATGCCGCCCAGGCGTGCATTCGATATTTCTTCACATGCTTCGCTTTCACAGCCCAGTGGCACCGAGCGTTTGGCGATAGCATGCGAGGAGGCAGGTCGAGCACTATTGTTATTTGTTCCATCTGCGTTCCCTTTCTGCATCGTATGCCTGATCTGACTCGTGATCACATTTATCACAGTCTCCCCATTCGTTACCATGCTTGCAACAATCTAGCGTGTAATGCTCAGGCTCGTATTGCTCAAATATGGACTCGGGATATTGATCGAAATCAGGGTCAATAGTTTTGCCACATAGCGTGCAAACGCAGGAACCGTCTTCCATCACGTCCATCATCTCATCGCAGCACTCTGGCACTTCAGGGTAGTCAGGTGGATCGTCTCGGTGACTCATGATGCGCCCTCCAGTGCGATGCCTTTGACGATCTCCATGCTGCCTTTGCTCGTCTCTGTGGCATCGTGCAAGACCTCATCGACCAGGTTATCGAGTGCCTTGCCTTTTGCTCCGGTGCCTTGCTTGATCAGAGTCTTCACGCTGCCGATTGGGATGGAGCATTCCGCAGCAAATGCGTCACCGGTAACTCCATGCGCTGAGAGACGACTAAAGACAGTGGTGACATCTGACACGCTGCGACGACCTTTCTTTTCGCGCAGAGAGTAACCATCGATCTCGCCGGCGGCGATGCGCTTGCGAAGCTCAAGGTCATGAGCGACGAGGAACCACTCCATGAATTTGCGACCGCCTTCCTGGATGCGGATCATCATCTCGTTGCTCATGGATGAGTGATCACCCATGCGAGAGAAAATCTGAGCCTTGACCTGCTCGTCAGTGCCAGAGATTGACTCCGCATTGATCGCGTCGGTAACTGATAACGCAGCGGACTGAAACGCTGGGCAATGCATCTTCGCCTTACACCACTTGCAGTGATCGCCGGCGACTGCGTCTGCGGATGTCGATATCTCCGCTTTGCTCAGTGTGCTGATCATCGTGTTTTGAGCTAGCATCAATGCCTCAGTGTCGTAATGCGCCACCGTTGGCTTGCCAGCCCAAGGCTGGATGATTGCAACTGCTGCTGTCTCAATCGGCCGATACATGGACACGAGTGCTGCCAGTGCCATCAGTTGGTAGTTGTCACCAGCATCAGCAGTTGTGCCGCGACCGGTTTTGTAGTCGAGGATCAGAGCAAATGTGCCATCAATGATGATCAAATCAGCCTGACCGGTGAAGCGTAGAGCAATGCGAGCACCGTCTTTGACGACGACCACCCTGCCAAACTGCGTCAGACCAAGGCGGACTTCTTTCAGCGTCAGCACCTCTGGATTGCTGATATATTGAGCGATCAAGTCATCCGCATGGGCTTTGCACATATCGTGCGTCTGCTCCTCGTCGCTCGACAGAGTGCTCATCTCAGCCTCGCCAGCAAGCACCGCATGGATGCGTGTTCCTGACGCTGCCGCTGCGCTTTCGGTGTCCTCCATGCCCAAAGACATTTGGTGCGATGGAGGGCATGCTGAAAGCCTCTCAAATGCGCTTGCGCTGGGCAAGCCGTGACGTGGATCGGTGATCATATTACTTACCTCCTTTCTTCGCAAGTTCAGCGAGTTGGACGAAATTGTCGTCGAGGAATTTGAGCAACTCGGATCCTGCCTCATTGATCGGGTAGTAATTCTCGCCACCTTCGCCGTTTGCCTGCAAAGTCTCCAGCATAGTTGACCAATGGATGCCGGCGGCATCAAGACGATCAATGATGCGATCGGTCAGGGACTTAACCGGTTGCGCCTTGTTTTCCTCTTCAGCCTCCAGCTTCGCGATCTCAGCCTTGTAGACGGGAACATCTGGAACGTCTTTCGGTTCCTCCTTTTTTGGCTTTTCGATGAACAGTTTGCCGGCCTTTGCTGCGACCGGTGTGACATCGCGCACAGCAGCATCTTGCGCTTCCTCTGCGGTAAGCATTCCCAGGGTGATGTCTGGCGCGTAGAGACGGGCAAAGAATGCGGCGGCGCGGTAGCGCAGCATCAGCTCAGGCATGGTAAGCCATTTCGACCCTGCCTTAGTGCTCCAGCCCTCGGCCTTAGCCATAGCGAGGGTGATCTTTGGCCCTTCCAGCACGGTGCCGTCATCTTTCGACTTTGCCCATGCAATGCAAGAGCGGTCACCGGTGCCTTCGGTGCCATCCATCTTAAATTGTAACGGCTCAAAGCGACCTGAGCTATTGACCATTGCGATCAAGAAGGTGGCTCTGAAACTGGGGCGACCGTGGATGATGTCCACGTTCTGAAGCACCATGAATGGGTCTGCGCCCAACCGCTTTGCGATGCCAATGCCGATCGCGCAATTGGCAATGTTGCCTTGAAATTCCTTTGGGACAAGCGAGCTGGATGCGAACATTTTGGCCTGACGTTGCAGCATGTCGAATGCTGCTGACTCCCGCTGAATTTGAACGTCTGTGATTTCCGTGGTGGTGATTTGTGTGCTCATTGTCGTTGTGTTTCGTTGGTTCATTTCCCTGCCTTGATGTCTGCGCTATTTTGCGCGGACGCTGTTCTGCGTTCAGCGGTTTCGCTGACGTAAAGTTGTTCGGCCTGCTCTTCGCAAGCGTTCCATGTGGACTGCGAAACGATCTCGCTGATGTCGGTGCCTCCTGCGAAGATGCCTTCGATGTTGCCTTTCTGGTGAGCGAAGAACACGCCTGGAACTCCGACCATTTCGGTCAGGTCACTTCCGTAGCGGATCTCAGGCGTTGTCGCGCAAATGTCTGTCAGTTCCAGCAGGCTGGCAATTGCCTTGGTGATCAGAGACAATTGCTCTGGGATAGTGCTGATATTGGTTCCGTTGATTTTCATGTTGTGTGTGTTGAATTATTCTGCCTGAAACTTTTTATCTTGGCAATCATTCCAACCCTTGTTGTAGCTGTTGCGGCGAATGTGACGAATCAAACGCTCGTCGAGACGTCCCTGCCTCCAGATGAAGCAGGTGAATAACATGGTTGCGGCTAATGAACCGCATAGGAATGGAAGTAAGGTTGTCATTGTTGTGTTGTTGTTTCCTAACAACGCAATCAAAGCACAGTCCACCTATACCCGTCAACAAATTTGTTTTATTTTGTCAAAAAAGTTAAACTACCCGTGCCGACGCACCCATTTTGCGAGTGTCTCTGACAGGCTGGATGAGTCGCCATCGTTCAGGACGCAGGCGCATTTCTCGTGTTCACAACATACCCACGTCACGCCAGGCTCGTGATGCACCTGCAAGGTTGCGACCTTCCTCTTTTTGCATTTAGCGGTGCTGCAAAAGTGTGCAGCGATGCGCTCAAATTCTGAAGTCATAATATTGAATTGTCAGGTGTTGAAATCCTGATCCGATCTTCAGGCAGATTGGCGCAATGACATGACGCAAGCATAATGGCATCTTCCATGCATTCGGCTTCGTCTATGGTTTCCCACACGCCGCATTCTTTCCCCTCGATGATAAACATGCACTTAATCAGAACACGTCCTGATTCGATGCCTTACGCGCACGCATCTCAGCGAGCATGACACTTTCATTCATGCCATTAGCCCATGCTGGACGAAGCTGGAAGTGCGGTTGATCTTGAATCAATGACCAATCGCCGCCCCATTCAAAACCGAGTGATTTGCCGAGTTGACCGACGATCTTATAGCTGGGCGATTCGTCGATGTATTTGCTGCCATCCGCCGAAAAAACACCGACATCGAAAGCGACTCCGAAGTTGTGGTTGGAATATCCGCCGCGAGCATTGGTGACGATCTTGCCAGATGACGTTCGGCCTTGAGCATAGAGCGCATTCTGTTCGTCGTATGTTCGCAGTCCGCTGATGATTTTGATTTTGATTCCTGCTGATGCTGCACGTTGCACAAGCTGACGGGCTTTGTCGTGCAACCGTGGGTGGAGAGTCGAGATCACACGTTCGCTGCGCTCATCGACTTTATCACCGGTAAAAGTAACTACTGGCACAGGGTCTGGCTTTGCCTGCTCCTTTGGCGGCAAAACCTTATCCAATGCAGCGAGAGTGATGCTGCCTGGGTTACCATCAGCAAACACGCCGAGACGGGTCTGCACAAGTTTAGCGAAGTCAGTTGTGTTCATAGTTTATACATTGCCATCATGCTAAAAATAGTCAGGGAAACAATCGCGACGATGATGCCGGCAGCATCTGCCAGAGTCGTGATCATGCGTTGTTAGCCGTGATAGCTATTGTTGATCACACCATCATCAGCGAGATCAGCGATGCGGTTGGTCGTGTCTTTGATCAGCGATGCGCCGGCAAATGCGATTGCGGCATAGCCAGCATATTGAGCGGGCAGCATTGCGACGATTGGTAGGGATGCTACACCAGTGCCGATTGATGCGGCTTTGGTGATGAGGGATAGCCAGAGGAGGAGTTTCTTTTTCATGGGTCAGTGGGTTTGTTGTTCGGGGTTAGGGTCAGTGCAGGGCGGAATGGATGCAGTTTGCAGTGTGCTGGCAGGAGGTGGGGTCTTGCTGATATTCATGTGTCCCTTGATGCGGGAAACATCAAGAGCAGTGCTGTCTGCCTTAGTTTTAACTTCGACTAAACTTGCAGCGGCTTCAGTAACTCGCCACTCCAATCTTGCACCCCATAGCACACCGCCACCAGCAGCAATCATGATCGATAGAGCAATCTTCCAGAGTTTTTCGACTCTACCTAATATTAAGTTACAATGATCGAGCAGTTCCACGGGGTTCATGGGTTATGATAAATCCAAGGTTTGAGCTGACAAGAAAAGTTGATCGATTTCGTCTGTGGTTTTTCCAACAGCAGATCCGATTGCGGCAACATAAGGATTATTGCGATAAACAGTCATTGATGTTGTCCACCAGATTTGAGCTTTGAGCCTTTCTGTAGCATCAGGTATGCCGTTGATCGCAGCAACGACAGACTGATAGAGTCCAGCGTCGATTAAAGCGAGTCGGAGTGAGCGCATGGAGACTGCGACTGGAAAGGAGACTGGCTCAGGCTTTGGTGCAATCGTCCAGCCGTTAGTCACGGTCTTCGTGGTGGTGTTGACCGTCTGTGCAGGCACAAGAATCTCTGTTGCTTCGTCGAAGACTGGTTTGGCGGCATTGACTACCTGCATGATGAGGTATTCAGGTGACAGTCCAACTACATCCTCGTCATCGTCGCGGGGATAAGGTTGCAGTCGTTCGGTGAGTGTGTTGTAGAGCAGTTTCATTATGAGTTAGGGAATGCCTCAGTTGGTGCGGTGAAATTGGCGGTGTATCGCGCCACTCCTTTTGTTATGCGAACATCATCAAGCCTGCCGTTAAGGGGGAAGATGTGTCCACCTGAATATGGCATACAGCCAAGTTCGAGTGGCAGGTTTGATCCGGTGATATTATCACTGCTTGTTGCTGTAGAACCAGATTGGGTGCCGTCCACAAATAGACGGAGGCTAGTGCCGCTGCGACAGGCAGCAATGTGATACCATACGCCGGTGGTGGGTGTCCATGATCCGCCAGTCGCAATCGTGGTGGCACCATTGAGCATATACAATGCACCGAGATACCACCGGAAAGTGAACCCATTGCCGTTGTATTGGCTGACAAAGGTGCCTGGATCAGATGTGTTTGTGGTCGATTTATACCAAAACTCGATGGTGAAATCTCCTGTCCCGAAATCCCAATCGGCGGAATCTGGTGCCTGGATGTAGTCACCGCTTCCGTCAAATAATACTGCTGCTGTCCCAAATTTAGGTGATGTGTCGCTCAACTGAGCATTGCCATAGAAAGTAATAGAGTGCGCCGAATTGCTGTAGTCGGTTGCGCTTGTTGCTCCATTTGTCCCATCACAATGCAGAAGCAGCACAACGCTTGAGAAATACGGGTCAGTATTTCCAGCAGCAGCAAACCGATATGGATTCACAAGGTTCATGCGCGAGTTCCAATTAGGGTCACTTTCAGACCTGCTCCTGCAATTGTTGAGCCGATTTGATCCACATCAATAGTCATTTCAGAATCGTCTGCCAAAGCACTGTCTGAGATAACAGCAGCAGTTGCAGCAGTGACACTGGTTTTCTCGGTAGCATCAATGCTCAACTTAGTGCTCAAGACAGATGTTCCACCTTCGTTGAGGTCAACAACAAGAGTGCTGCCAGTTGGAGCAGTCGTAACGCTGGAACGGATTCCCGTCAGTGTCATAGCAAATGGCATTCGGAACGTCACTTTGGCAGTCCCTGTAGTCAGAGCAGTGCCTTCGTCTGAGCAAGCATAAGCAAGCTCAACAGGCATTCCAACGAAGCTACCACCTGCACGGTAAATCAAGTTGCCCTCGATGGTGACATTGCCTGCACTGCTGCGGGCCAAGGTAGTATCGGAAGCTGCGCCAAGCTCAATCGTACCAACTCCAAGAGCGGTGCTTGTGGAGCTAGTAAGTCCAGCGATAGGCAATCCTGTGCATCCAGAAAGTGTGCCACTTGATGGTGTGCCAAGATCGCCACCATTGACGATAGGTGCTCCTGCTGTGCCGACATTGCCTGCCAGTGCCGTTGCCACTCCGGTGCCGAGTCCTGAAATAGAACCCACCGCTGGAGTCACGGTGGTTTCGCTGGCAGCGGTGACTTGTCCTTTGGCATTCACTGTCACCACAGATGCTTTGGTGGCACTACCAAATGCTCCGACATTGCTATTTACCGTTGCCAAAGTCAGTGCGCCTGTGCTGGCTACGGTAGCATCACTGCTGAGTGACACTGGAGCATAAGCTGTTCCTCCTGCATTGCCCACAAGCAACTGACCTGCTGTAGGTGCAGTACTCGGAACAACTGCTCCATCAGCATAAAGTGTATCAAAATATGTTTTTAGTGAGGCTTTAATGCTGCTCCAAAGCGACTTCTTGTTCGTGCCAGTCGCTGCCATTGATGTATCCGAAACATCAACCACCTCCATAAGATCAGCATCAGCAAGATTGCCTGATGTGAGTTCTGTTAAATCTGTGATTTTTCCAGCCATGAAATTATGCTTCTAAAGTTCGTGTTGTACCGTTTTCAAGTTCTCTGCTTGTGCCATCCTCAAGATTTCTCAATGTTGCACCAGCACTGATCGGTGTGCATTCCAGATGGTTGCTTTGCGACGAGTAATGTCCAGCACCATCATGAGCGATGACGTACCACCAGTTGCCCACTCCAAAAGCTGAGGAATACAGAATAACCAAACTCGTCGCTGCGATATCTGCCTGCCACAGGGTGTAACTGCTGTCAGTAGTTGACTTGTAGAGATCATACGTCGCCGCACCAGCAATGCTAGACCAAGTAAGCGTGAAATCATTATATACATACTGTGGATTTGTCGTGTTATTGGGGCCGAGTAGAATCGGCCCATCAGACTCCCCCGGCAAAACTACACCAACAGTATTGCTACTGATCCCTCCACCTGCATCGTTGTGTGGAGTTATGCGATAGGTATATATTTCACCTCCTGCTGTCCCTTGAGTGTCATTGTATGTGAGACTTGTTGTAGTGGTTAACGAACCATACCCACCACCATCAATATCTACCTCAACATCATAATAGAATCCTGGGCTTGTTGTCTTGTCACTAGCAGTCCAGCTAAGAGCAGCAACATCACTGCCAAGTTCAGTCGTTACCATCAACACTGGAGCAATGGTTGGAGGAGTTAACGCTCCACCACCTTCAAGGCTTAATGCAAGGCCAAGGCTAATATCCATGATAGATACCTCCTTTTAAAAAGCCTAAAATTAAACCAAGATCACTCATGTTATTCAGTCCACAGGATTATAATTCCACCACCCAATGTGATCGATGATCCACGGATTGGATAATATCCGACAGGCAAGACGACACTAGCCAAACCTGTAGTGTCACCGGTGTAAGCCGTGTCATCAGGATTGCCGGCAGTTGGTGCGACAACAGTCGTGATAGTAGCCTCAGAGACGACCGAAAAGCCGTAAAAGTTGGCAGCAGTTGCCGCTGTGTTCTTGACTACTTTGTAGCCTTTGGACGAGTGATCTCGGTTCATGTGATATGGTGATCTAAATTATCAAATTTGCAACTCATTATTGAGAACGTCAGTCTTCTTTGCCGTAGAATAGGGTCGAAGTGTCTTTGAAGACTCGGTCGGCAATACCTGGTGCGGATCCAGCCGGCGAGAACGGAGTGACCATCGCGCCCCCAGCTTTCATGATTTGCCATGCACCACCGAGGTAATCTTCATTTTCCATATTCTCTGGCAATTTCTTAATCGATTGAAGGAATTGATCAGACATGTCCACCATTGGGTTTATCGAAGATCTCCAGTTTCGCGGTGCATCCTGCTTTTCTCCGGTGAGTTTCTCGGTCGCCGCAGCAACTGCTGATGCGATAAAGAACTCAGCAGCAGCACCAAGCAGGAACAATCCCTGCAACGGGCCAACGATGGCAGCACGAATGAAGTTGTCGAGTTCCCACTCTTTGTCGTCGTCCTTGAATAACGACCGAGTGACAGCATTAGCGACTTGGAACATCAGCCCAGGTATCACCCAATATGCCAAAACCTTCCTCATTGCTTCCTCGTTGGTCGCTCCTCCGCGCTTCCATTTCATCACTGCCTCACCAACGAGTCCGAGTTTCTGTCGAGGATCCGACGAGAACATAGACAGCAGGTTGAAGACTCCGCTGACATCATTCTCGATCAGTGATCGGCCAGACCAGTCATTCGGTTGAGCGGTTCGGCTCACAGCGATCTCCATTTCACGAGCCGCATATTTGTGAGCAGCATCGTCGCCGGCACCGGCATCCTTAGCTTGAGCGAACCGGTCGCCATAGACCATTGCCGCCGAATATGAGGTCAGCACAGCATCAGCATACTGGGTCGGCACAGACCCATACACCAATGCGTTCTCAACAAGCCTAAGAATTGAATTCTTTGATTTGCCAGCATTTGCCAAGATGTGCCTGATCTCAGGAGTTCCACCAAGCTCAAGCCGGTTTTGGATGATGTTCGTGTCCCACATCTTGCCCCAATGCTCAACACCTCGCGTGAATGCCGCCGGCCATCTCGTGATTGGTATTTCACCCAATGAATAGAACACACTCGAAAGCGTCTTGATCGATGTGCCGATATTGAATGCGAGTGCTTTCATCGCCACACCTGACTTCAGGTTCCTCATCAGTTTTGACGAGTGCATGACGAGTGCGCCTTTGCCAACTCCTCGTGACATTTCAAGCTGGATCCACGATGACAGTGTCTGCATTGCCTCTGCGCCATGACCCGATTTGATCGCATTCTGCACATCTGCATTCAGCATCACGGCTTGAGTATCGCGAAGGTATTCAGCCATATGCACCCAGTAATCCATTTGCACGAAGTGCGCTTGATAGACTGCCAATGCGCTTTCAATTCTCAGCGACGATGTGCGTCCTCGACGTGATTTGACTGCGCCAGGGTTTACCGATTGCGAGACAACACCAGAGTTCAGCGGATCAAGGCTGGCTTGATTGCCCTGATGGTTCTTCAAAAGCGGAGCGTAAAACTGTATCTGCGGCATGCGCGTGTGAAACAGTTTCATGAAGACCTCGTTAGCAGTGTCATATTCCGCCGAGTATTCCGCGCCAAACCATGCCAGCCAGTTTTTGGCATCGTCGCTCATGAATGCCTCAAGCTCAGTCTGGGTAACGTGATCGTAGCCATGCACTGACTGCTGGTCGAGGATGCCTGGCTGGCGCAATGCCATTGCCATGTATACAGCTTCCATCTGTGACAAAGGAATCTCGATGCGAGTGCCTAGTGTCTTGATCCTGTCGATGGTCAGGTTGCGCTTGCGTGCATTTGGCAGATTCGACCATGCATCCATTTCATCTTCCCACAGTTTTGCCTCTTCCGCAGAGTAACCGAATGTGGATGGAGACTTGATGATCTTCGCCACCTCCTCAACTGTTTTGGTGTCGCTTTCTCTGATCTCTCCGCTCAGGTATGTGACTCGACTGCGCTCGACTTTGGTTTCGAGTTTCTCCAGTTCTTTGTCCAGCTTGATCTTCGACTTGGTGCCGTAGAGAGCACGCATGAAATCACGCAGGCTTTTCTTTCGTGCGGCTTGTGTTGTTTCAAACGCATTCACACCGAGGATCATGCGCTCATCAAATACATCCGCAGTCTTATTTGACCTGCCAAAGATTGAAGACAGCATAAATCGATGTGAGCCGCCTTCACGAAGGAGTCCCTTCATTATGCCCTTGGTGGTGCCTTTGCCTTTATCTTTACCTGCCTGCACTGTCGCTGCATTGGCCGCGCCGGCAAACGCATCAGCCTTGGCCTGCTCGACCATTTTGGCAATCTCCGCAGCACGAGCCTCGTCGATGATCTTGCGAGCATTGCGACCCTGTGTCATGAGATCTTTGAGATACTCGTGTGCCACGTCCATCTCTTCAGCAGTCGTCTGCTTGCCGTAGAGGTCACCGAATACTTCCAGCAGTTGACTCTTGGCGAACGAATCAGCGGCATCTTCAGCAGTCTGTGCCGATATGATCTCAGCCTCATAGCGTGCCGCCTCTTTGACCGTGTCATCAGCCGAAAGGCTTGCCATGTCGATGATCGTGTTCAGTTCGTCCTGCACGGTGACGATGAACTTGGATTTCGGAATCTCGCCGGCCTTGCCTTTTACAGCAGCAGATTCCAGCATCTTGTCGATGCGTTCGCCATACTCCTTCTTCAGGTATCGCTCGACCGCTTTTTCCATTTTCGGAATGCGCTCCTCGATAAACTTGAGACGTGCCTCGTCGGAAGACAGTTTCACCAATGTTGATATGCTGCCAATAGTGCCGCGAATCTCGGTGGGCATCGATGACACAATTGCATCGTGAAGCTGGATCCACCCATTGAGTTTATCCTTCAGCATCGCCGCCTTCGCCTGCTCTGGAGTCGTCTCTTTTTCGAGCGACTTCTTGACCCAGTCAGGAGTCTTGTCGGTGACCTTGCCGAGCTTTGCAATTCGGCTTGCCTCCATCTCCGCGAGTTTGCGCTTTGCAGCACCTGGGCGACCAACATTGTAGAGTGCCTCACCTGAGATCGCTTGAGCACGCTTCAACGCCATCATGCCAATCTTGAGCTTGGCATCAGGTGATCCCTCAAATAGCGGACGCAGTGACTGTTCTATTCGTCCGGTGAAGTCTGATCGGGAGATTGAGAAAGTTGGGCTAGTCGAAGAATATCTTCCCCGTCCTGTGCCAACAGAAGCGAGTCCATCACCTCCGCGAGTAATGTTTCCAATTCGTTTGGTGAGTTGGTTTCCAGTGAGTCCATTTTTGAGTTCTTTCCTTGTTAGCGGTTTTGATTCCAGTTTCTTTAAATAGGCACCGTAGCTTTCGGGCGTTTCACCTGACTTCACAATCGAATAAGCCCAGAGCGCGGCTTGAACCTGCGATGGACTCCATCCGATTTCATTGGCTATCTTTGTGAGTATCTTCTCAGCCTTATCATATTGAGACTTGCTTGGAGTGTCCACACCGAAAAGCAATCTTGCGATGTGCCGGTCAACGACCACTCTCGACAAATCACCTTCATTGGCAGCAGTGTAGTTTGCAATCTTGCGACCATTGGCAACAAGGTTATTTTTGACCGCATTGAGATTTGAAATCACCGCTGGCAGATAACCGCTCTTCTCTTCACCTCGCAGCTTCCCGTCAAATTCTTCGCCGCGCATCAGTTGCCCGAATGCTTTCAATGCCAGTCCGACATTTGCCTTCACACTTGAGGCTTGAGACGTGACCGACAAGATCTTCTGGAACAACTCAGCCGAGTCGCCAAAGAATTCATCAAGAGTCTCTTTGTGCTCAGAATACCAGTCCTTCCACGAGGCTTGAGCAAGAGCAGCATCAGTGAGTGCTTTTTTAGTGAGCAGGACACGCAGGGAGTTCTTGCGATTAGCCTTCTCCATTGAGAAGGTTGTGCCTTCAAACTCTGGAGTCTCACCATTTGCCCACTGTGTCAGCAGTCCATTCACCTTGCCCCACTTGCTTCCGTTCAACTGCATGGATGAGCGATTATTTGCATCATCTTCAAGGTCAACGTACGCACCATCAGCAGATGTCACGATTGATTTTAAAACAGATGCTTGGGCCGAGGTAATCTTTGCGCGGCTGTGCATGGAAATCATACCGCTGTTTGCGTCGATCCTGACTGCGCCGAGACGTAGAAACCCAACCATTCGCTCCCAATTCTCTTTGTAATCAGGCATGTCTTGCCACTCAATTTCTCGATGATCCATGCCGCGCTGATCCTTCATCCAGTCGCGAACACCTGCCTTGATTCGGAATACGCCATCTTCGCCACGTTGGTAGTCTCCAACCTGTGACTTGCCAGAAAAGTCCAGCATCGTCCCATCTGGCAGGACGTATCCTGCCTCATAGATTGAGCGAGTTACTCCGTGGTTCTTTTTGACTTCGGCAAAGATGTCAGCAGCAGGTTTCCCATTGATGGATGGCGCGACCTTGTTTTCTGGCGTGATGCGCTCTTCTTCTAAGACAGGTGAGATGGAGAAGGTTTGGCCTTCCTGTAGACGGTTAGCCTCAATTTTTGCAAGTATCGCATCACGCTCTTTGGCGGTAAGACCTAAAGCCGCTAACCGTGCTGCATTAGCGGCTGCAAGCTCGGCAACAATGGAATCACCGCCTCTGGGAATTGATCCTCGATATCCTCCAACATTCCCTGAAGCACCGGCACCGTCAGTTCCGCCTGACTCGTATTGAGCATTGCCGCCAGCAGGTTTTCCTGATTTTGCCCTAGCATTGCTAATCTCTCCTCTGGCCATGCTTCCCGCATCCTCTCCTTCAAGTCTTTCGGGAGAGGCGGAAATTTGATTTGTGTTGAGTCCTTCATACTTCATTACTAACTCCGTTGGCTTTGGATGTCTAGCTTTATCCCAACCCATTGAAGTCCAATCCGCCTCTTGGTTCTCGTTAGCCGCAGAAGAAATTTCTGACTCAGATTCAATTTTCCAACCGTGATTAGCAAACAGGGAAGCAAGAACTCCAGAAGGCTTTTTATCAGTAATGACGTTGGTTATTTTGGTAATGTTTGCGCCTTCTGATAATGCCTTATGCATCATCACATTCATTGCGCCTTTCAATGCAAGTTCGTTTGAGATTGCGTTGAACATTTCCATTGTTCCGTCTGCGTTCTTTTTGATCGCAAAGAAAATGGCAAACTTGGGCAATCTGTAAATTTTTAAAGTTTTACTTTTGAGCGCCGCATTAATTTCAGACTCTGTCATTGACACCAAATTGGATGTCGCCACAGAATTATTTACTGCACGTATATAGTCTGCAATGTTTTTTGCCTTAGCCTTTTGAGCTACTTCCCATTGATCATTTAAAGCAGAAATCATCATCAATGCACGATTTCGAGGAATGCTAAGTTTCTGCACATCGTTAATCGCATTGAAGACTTTTGGAGTCAATTTCTGCAACTTCACACTCTCTGGAAGCTTTGCTTGCATGAGATAGGTTGGACTGCTTTTTGGTGAAGCCTCCTTCATCTCCCTGACCATATCAGGGAAAGCTACATTCATTGGCACTGGTTGACGCAGGTGCGTTACGATTTCACCTGGGAGAACTGTGTCATATGATAAGTGCTCAGGCACTCCAAAGTCTGATGCATTCAACGTGTTGTCACGCAGGCCAGTGCGTAGCCGAGTAACATCAACCTTGATCACATTAAGCATACTGCCTCCAGTGATCATGTCATATGAATCATCGCGACCCTGTCTGATCGCAGTTTCAACATCAGGCAAACCAAGAGCAACTCCATCTTGCTTCTTCAGCCGATTCATAACGTCTGCGCGTTCTGGATAAATCAGCGTCTTGACATAGTCTTCCATCTCCTGAGCAGTCCATTGCTCTGGGAAATTCATCAGACGATTCTCGGTTGGTTCTTCTGGCTTTTTTGGTTCTTCGTATTTATCAAGAGGTCTGAGTGGTTTATACTTTTTCCCAGCTTGATCTGCTTTTTCTTTTCTGACTGCCTCAAGTGCGCTGCGATCTTCTGCTTTTTCTAAATACTTGGCTTTTGATTTTTCCTTCTTTTCTTCCCAACTAGGCAAGGTTTCTTCATTGTATTTTTTAATAGCTTCATTGAGAGCATTCTGACCTGTTGCTCTCATCATTTTAGCAAGAGCAAGCTTCTGCGCGTCTGTTGGGTTTGAGTTCTCAACCGCATGCATGAATGACATGAACATATTGTTGTTACTCTGGTGAGCATCTTGACTCATCGCGAATACAGCAACCAATGCCCACTCATGACCATCAGTGTCTTTCCACACTCCACCACGCTTGTCTAGGTATCCAAGAATGCCGGCAATGGCACCACGCGCAGATCGCCATGCTACGTCAGTACCGTAGTGCAGAAGCGGATGAATCGGCCCACCTTCCCATGGCACACCAACTCCAGTGCCGCCAGCCATAAGATCTGCCATGATTGGCAGGATTACTCGGTTTAGATATTCGCGACCTATTGTGGATGAGATGCCCAACCTGTCAGCAAGGTCGTTTGCTGCCTCTTTTGTATAAGTGCCAAGAGAGAACGAAGTCTGCCCTTCGTCAAAAGGCTGTGCGCTACCCATGCTGAAATTGATGTCTGGCGATGCTTGGTTAAACCGTTGGCTGAGAGGGATGACTTGGCCGGACTCGTCGTAGGTTATTGGGCCGGCGGATTTTGAAGTTCTCGCCAGAACCATGTCTTTGCCTTTTTTAACAAAGCCGAGTGACTCGTAGTAACTTTCTTGACTACCTCCTAGCGGCGTAAGTCTGAGGTCAAACAAATCCGAGATTCCTATCAAAACATCCGCAACAGTCCGTTTTGGCGCTGTTTTATTCTCAATCCATGAAATGTAAAGTTCCCCATTTTTCACCTCGTCCGTTACAATTTCAAAACCATAAGGATCTCCCTCAGTTGTTAATGAATCCCCCTCACGCAATACCGCAGCAAAATCATTTACAATCTTTCCAATGCGAGGGCCATGCTTCGCTAAAATAGCCGCCTCGTCCACCATGCGCTGGGCCTTCGCCAAGTCGCCCGCCTTAGCAGCAGCGAGATACTCAGCGTCTTGCTCTGGCGAGACACGTCCCATCGACATCGTCACGCCGGCATCCGCAGCAATGCCAGCAGCAGTGTCAACAACGGCATCTGCGTTGCGGTTGGATACATTCAGACCAACGCTCTTTTCAAGCGCAGCGACGAAGTCCTGGTTGAGTCCGTTCGCATCGTGGATCGCTTTCAATTGAGCAGCGCGATAGAGAATGTTGAGCGTCTTCTCACCGACGAGATCTATGGCATCCTTCAATTCCATGCCAGCAATGCTTGACTGGAGACTGCCAAGGTAAAGATTGAGCGGCATGTCCGAAGTGAAGGTCGGACGCTCAACGGCCTTGGCTGTCTGCACGTAATACGACTTCGCAATGTGCGAGAATGCTTCAATGATTTCCATATTGGAAACCTGATTGTCGTCGCCGGTAGCGATGAGAGGCATGTGCCTCTGCCCCATCTGCATCGCCCTCTCTTTCATCTTCGCTTCGACATCTCTGATTTGCAGAATCAGTTTTGTGCGGCTCGTCGGATCACTCATTAAACGCTTCACTCCGACTTCTGCGCTTTCCTCGATGAGGTCGAGAAGACTGCCTCCTTTGTAAAGCGTGATGACTCCAACAGAGATTCCTTCGCGTTGCTCTATTGAGTTAGTGCCGAGGATCCGGTAGTTCTTATTGTCGTTTGCTTCAGACTCGAGGGTTGCATTGTCGAGCGATACATCTTCAACTGCTCCATCAATTTGGCCTGTCAGCTTGATGCGCTCTTCGACTTGTGCGGTAGTCGATGGGAACAACTCGGTGAACTGTTTGGTGAACATGTCGTAGTCCATCATCAAGGCAACATCAAGACCCTGCTTTTCCTCCAAGGTATTAACCATTGATGTAAGGAATTCCTGCTCTGCTTTTCTGATGGTGATTCGACTGTTTTTCAGATATCGCATCCATGCTTCATTCGCTTCACTGAGTGAATCAAATTGTGCGCTGACTCCCTGATCAATGATATTGCCTTTGCCATCCTTCAGAATAGGAGTCGTAAACTGGTACTTGCCATTGCCAATGTTTGCTGGAGTTCCAAGGCCAAAGTCCTGTCTGGCTTTGTTATGCCATTCAAGTGCCGCTGATTCTCTGATGTTGATTTTTCTTTTAGCTTCCTTGATCTGCTCTGGCGTTGCTTTGTTGCCTTTGTCGAAACCTTTGCGGAACAATTTATCGACTTCAGTGTAGTTGCCCTTCAAACCTTCAACTGTGATCTGGTTGGCTAAGTCAGGAGCAATGCCTGATTTTACCATATAGTCAGGCGATGTTATCAATGCGCGTGAATTCTTCACGTCTGCAATGGAGATTCTGCCTGCCATGAGGAATGACACGATCAGTGCCGGCCCAAATGTCTGCTCTGCAATGTCCGAGATCTTCGGCATGCGCTCATCCCAGTCAGCTTTCGAGATTCCGCTTTCGATTGACCATGCAGATTGCCACTCAGAAAGCAGATCTTGGGTGAGCAAAGGTGTCGCAGTCTGCATGACCTCTTCAGAGATCTCGGTCGCCGTTCCGATTACAGTGCGCGTTGCAACGCGAATTGCTGCGCTCTTGACGCTTGTTGTTGCAGCTTTGAGCCATTTGTCGATGAACGGGATCTTGATCTTTCCCAGCGGCAAAGCATTTGAGATGAATTCCTGCGTTGCCATAAACGGTGCCGAAATAGCACCAACAACCTCTGCGTTCTCAAATGACACTCCTGCGTTTACTGCCTCAATAGTTGCCTCATCCCTGAACTGACCTGTCATGATAGCAATCGACGCAGGGCTACTAATGAATGTCGCTGCCAGCAACGGAGTCATGCGTGCGACTCCAATGCCGGTTTCTTCCCACCAATTATTGCCGGCGATAGGATTGATTTTGCTGTGTGCCATCATCTTTACTTGGCCGGCTAAGACTTGGAGTTCTCGACGATTTTTGGCAACATCTACAATTCCCTGCATCTCAGGGATGTTTTGATACAATGAAATTGCTTGTGATGTCAGCATCGACTCAGCCAATGACGCAGTGCCAGTGACTCCTTTTTCTATTTCGCGCTCCATTGATATCGCGATTTTTTCCAAGTAAGCTTTCTTTTCTTTTGGATCCGCTGAACCCGCTTCACCAATGGCATTGATTACCAGCAACCGCTCTTTTGGCGGCAGCGAAAGCAAACTCTCAGCTATCTTGCTGAATGCATCATTAGCGTTCTCTTGGACTTCAAACTCTTTACCAAAGACAAGACTGTCGGTAAGTTTGTTAAATGTGTTTGAAGGCGTTTGATCAAGGCTTTGAATAGTCTTCGCCGCTTGATCAATGATTGTTCGGTATGGCGCAAGTCTCTGCGTGTATTCAAGGTGTAGATCACCAATCGACTGGTGATAGTCTTTCATACGTCCAGCTACTGGTGAGCCGGTTAATCCAACATTGAATTCATTGATTGCACTGTCTGCGGTGAAATCTCGTGCCGCTGCGCTAAAGGCCAGGTTGTGAGCATTGTCTTGTGCTTTGTAGTCTTCGCTCACGAGTTGGTAGAACTCGTCATCAGTGACGGTCTTCTTTGGCGACTTAAAGAACTGCTGCGCGTAAGTGTCCTGATAGACGGGCAATGTCAGATTGAAATGATCAATGGGCTTTTGTTCACGCCTCGCAAGCCAGGCAACATTTGCTGCGCCTTTTTTGATGGTCGCGATTTCTTCAGGTGAAGTGCCATAACCGGCCATGACGTTGTCATCAATCTTAACGCCTTCAATTGATGGTGATGTGAATGCCTTTTTGATGCTTTTATCTACCTTCAGATCTTCAGCTTGGAAGTATTCATCAAGAGCGGTTGCCATCTTGAACTTCTCACCATCAGGAACCGATGGATCTTCAATGCCTAATGCAAATTCCTTGGCTTTTGTTTCGTCGATCATTTGGATTCAGTCGGATTGTTTTATTTTTTCTGCTCGCTGAGAATGCTTTGAACTCGTGATTGAGTGTTCTCCCAATTTACTCTTGGCAGAAGTGGATTCACTGACCCTGCACCTGATAGTTTTAAAATACTCTTGAACGAAGAATTCATTAACTTTTTCAATGACTCAAAGTTTTGCTGCTCCTTTGGCAATTTGTTGAATTCATCTTTAATTTGAGATTCAAGAGTTTGTTGAGCCATTAAGGCTTTTACTCTTTTTGGTGAGTCCTTGTCATTTTTCTCATCACCAAGATCACCGAAGTGTCCGCTGCGATAAAGCTCATTGAATATGGTGTGTGTCTCAGATGAGAATTCAGAGAATCCAGTTGGCTTGCCGTCTTTGATTCTCTTTTCAAATTCAAATTTAAGACCATCAGCCATATCAGGGCGATATTTCCTCATGCTTGAAATTGATTTGGCGATCTGCGCTCTGGTGGCACTGTCGATATCTGTTTCAGAATCGTAATTCTTAATCAATGCCATTGTGTCTTGATTGAGCTTTAACGCCTGATCTTCACTCGATGGGCCAGGGTTTCTAAACATCTTCTCAATCTCTAATTGCTGAGAAGGATCACTCCATTTGAAAAGAGGTTTTGCCTCTTCAAAGGTTTTGACTTGCCCATCAATTGCAAGATTAACAATAGCTTCCGACTCTGAACTCTGAAACCTTTTCAGTGTGTTTTGGGATTGAACAATCAAAGAGGCGCGATCATCAGGATTTAACCATGAGAGATAGTTTTTATCGCTCTGCAATTTGTTGGCATTGCCAATTGGATCTTGGTTTCTTTGTTCAGAATCAATAGCCAATTGCTTTTGCTTATCAGCAGAATCCTTGATGAGTTTATAGTTTTCTTCAGAAATGTGATTATTGGCAAACATTTCATTCGCCATTGCATCGATCCGATCAGCTGCATCAGCGGTTCCTTCTTTTCTTAACGATCCAACTGTATTGCTAAAATCGTTCAAGATTTGTGTTCGTTTTGATTCATTCATATCGTTGCGAAGTCGTTCAATTTGCCAAGATGGAAGAATTGCTTCCGCAGCAGTTATCGCAGACTGTCCAGCATCCCATTGTCTTGCTGATTTTGCTGAATCGATGGCAGATAACACCTTGTTTTCAGACTGCTTAAACACATCAGCCTGCACACGAATCGCTCCATTGGTGCTCCAGTTGGACAGTTTGCTTTCAAGATGCAATCTAGCCTCTGGCGTGAGTGCCATCGTCTTCACATCCTCACCAACCTTGCTTGAGATCTCGCTCCATTTCTTGCTCCAATTGGCATCGTCATTCATTCCTTCAGGCGACTGCTGATAAGTGATGAAATCCTTGTGAGCCTTGTCCATCGACAGAGTGGCAGCAGTGACATTTGTGATGTCATCAGCCTTCTTCTTCATCTCAAGCATCTTGAACCCAGCTTGGCCGATATTCATCAAGCCTTCACCGAGTGCCGCATTGGTTACGGCTGGAAGATCCGGTGTCTTGATCGTCGCGTTGCCCGTAGCCTGCAGCGTTGGGCTTTGTAGAATTGGAATGCGTGCCATAAATTATAATCCAGATGGAGTGGCTGATACGGTTTTTGGAGTATATCCTGAAGGGATTGTCGATTTGCCACCGGTTGTTTGCGGTCGAGTGCTGTATCCTTGATAAGCCTGGCCGGCGATCTGTCCAATATTGGACACTAATTGAGCATTGCCCTGCGCCTTGATTGCCGCTGACTGCTGCTCGCCCATTGCCAGAAGCGATTGACCTTCATACGACAACTGTCGCTGAGACAGATCTGCCATGTGCTGCTGGTCGCTCAGTTCAGTCTGCTGCTTTGCCCATGTATCTGCCTCCAGTGACAGGCTTGTGCCGGTTCCGAGTGTCGCTCCGCTTGCCGCCATTGCCGCTGTCTGCTGCGCTCTAAACCTAGCCTGCTCAGTGACTGCTCGACGTTGGTTCTCTTCGTTCTGTTGCGCCTGACGAATCTGCTCCTGACCAATAGCCTTGTTCTGCGCTTCGGCATTGAGTTCTGCCTGCTTTGCAGCGGTTCTTGATGC